GCGGAACTTCATAGCAGTCTGCGCACCCGTAACTTGAGACGTAGCAGACGTCTTAACAGCCGCACTAGAACCAAGCGGCAAAACCACAGCAGGCCCCTTCTGGGGCCAAGGCAGAGCACTAGTAAAATAATCGTGGCGCTTGCCACGCTTCAACAAAACATAATTAGCAGGCAGATCGGGACCATCACCTTTATCAACAGTTACAGAATTCTGTAAATTCTGATCGCGGAACCACTGGTTCCATATTAGATTATAGGCCCGATGCCACAACGACGCATGAACAAGACCGGGAACTTTAGTAGGCAAACCAAGGTAGTCATGCAATGACAACTCAGCATATCCCGTACCAGCAGTACTGGTCATGGTCGGAACCAAGAAAGAGGTACTATCAGCAGGATTATCCTGCTCACCAAAAAACTTCTGGAAATTATTCCAGAGCAACCTATTCGGCACAAAAAAGAAGAACGCGTCTAAAAACATATTATCCATGAACGGATGCAACGGCGTTGCAAGACGCGCAAATACAGACATATGACAATTAAACGTGTCGCCCGGAAGGGCTTCATCACAATAAATCGGAACCAAGTAACCCGCATTAAACGTAGTCTTAAGGCCGTGCGATCGATCAAACGACGATCGCGGAATATCGGCCTGCGGAACTTGCGAAAACTGATGCTTCATAACCGATTTCATTTGACAACTCCATCTGTCATCATTAGAACAAACGTGCGCAATACCGCGCACAAGGAACACAAACATGAAACTCGACATTACAGATCAGGAAAAACAGCAAATCTCTGACGCGCTAGCACTTGCCATCACATCGGCAGGACGCGCACAGAAAGGCAGAGCCCCACAAATCTCAGCCGTATACAAACTAGTCGAGACCGACCTTACCAGCCTAAAGCTGAAGGTCGACACAGCCAAGTAAAAAAAGGGGGGTGCAAGCCCCCCTTCTCATATCACTCAGGCTTCATAACCTCAGTAGCCTTAATCACAACAGCGACGTGAGACTTAATCTCACCCCCCTGATCATCAAACTCACCAAGCTGCCACAACGCGTAATCCTCAGGATGCTTACAAAACGTGCCGGAATGATCCTGCACCGCATCCGTAAAAGAACGCACAGCTTCACCCTTAGAACGCATCACAAACGGTGGCATAAACGCTTGAACCTTAGTATCATGCACAGAAAAAATCTTGTAGATCATTGCACTTCCCTCCGGAATATTCGCGAATTCTTAATCGCGACAATTTCACATACTTCACGCCTTTCAGGCGTACTATCCGCCTTATGCTCAAGAGCTTTACGGCGGCGCTTACGCTTTAACTTAACAAGATGCGCACTGTCAAGCAACTCATACTTACCATCATAATAGCGGGGAGGACGAACCTCCCTGCCATTCATTATAACACTATCAAACTGAAAAGCGTGCTTACCAAACGCTTCAAACCATCGCAAACCGATACCAGGACGGCGGGACATATTTGTAAACTCGGCAGTTCGTTCATATATCTCTCCTGTATTCTCATCAACCGACAAATAATGCTCCACAGCAGCCTCGCCGGTTACCTTCTTCATACAATAACGCGCAACATACGCAGCACTATCAAAGGTCACATTGCCAAGAGCATTATGACCATAAGTCCAAAGACGACGGACAATCTCACTAGTATAAATAGGCTCACCACTCTTAGACCTCTTATATAACTTTTGATCCTCAAAACGTACACCAAACAATAACAAATGATAATGGGGACGCCTAGTAGTCTCCCCATATTCCCCACAAGCATAAAAACGTATTTCCTTATCAGAATACGCCTTACGCAAACGCTTCATAAATAATTGAAGATCACGCTTCACCAAGCTCCTGCCGGGAGGCAAAAACTCATCATCATAGGTCAGCGTCAAAAAACAACTTTCATCGTGAAGTCTATTCTCATGCATACAACGCATCGCCCATTGGCGAGACTTCTCTAGACGACAACCAATACACTGACCACAGGGAAGCTTTAGAGGCACACCAGAAAAAGAGGAACTATGCTTAAACACAATCCCCCTCTTTCCAGACTTCCCCTTCTCCGTGCCGTAAAACGCCGTCAACGGCGCATAGCACGGCATAACACATTACATCCTTATACCACCGCGCATAGGCATCTTACGAGGACCCGCCATATTCCGGCGGTGCGTAAGATCACCATGCTTAGAAAACATCTTCTTCGAATGATGCGAACTCAGCTTAAAACGCTTCTTCATAACCAATCTCCTTTCAGGACCTACCTACGGTGTCACTCCACACAGTTACATCAAGGACGAACTGTGTGGAAGCGGCCGGCGCCAGGGGGACGCCGGCCGCCGGCTCTAGGAAGCCCCGCCAGAGGGCGGAGCAGGCTCGGTCGGGTTAATGACCTCAACCCGCATCGGGGCTTCAGGAGCCTTCTCAGGGGGTGCAAGGCCCCACTCACGCATTTGACCCAAATTCTCAGGGTCACAAGCGAAATCAACAAACTTAGCGGGATCATTATCAAAATCCCGCCGAACAATCGCAGGCAAAGACATAAAAGCCTTTTCGGCTTCTATAACAACATGCAGAGCACTCTGGAAATCAGGGATTTCCGAACAATCCAAATAACGCGCCTCAGGCGCGTCAACCATAGGCCAAACGCCCGTTTTCTCATAACGGGCCATAATAGTATTAATATCACACTCTTCTGCAAACTCTTGCCGAGTAGCAGAAACAGCATCAACGAAATCCACTTGAACACGATCATGAGGGATAGCCATCCCAGAAACAGGAACGTTACGATTAGCTTTAGTCATAGACACCTCCTACGGAGCGCCCGGAATGGGCAATTTAATAGACGGAGCACCACTAAATCCAAACAAATCACGAAAGAACGTACCAATCCGCCTAGCGGCAGTACCGGCTTCAGTACCACGCACAGCAGCGTCGGTCTCAGCAGTCTGAGCCTCCTTCATAGCAACCTTAAGAGCTTCCGCCTTAATAAGCGCATCCGCACGCTGACTAGCAGTCATAGCGGAATACATACCAGTCTGCGCCTTCATCATCATATCCTGCGTAGCGGCATTATTAGTCTGAGCCTTAATCAAATCATTGGTAGCCATCATATTGGCAACTTCCGGCGTGAGGCGTTTAGAGGCCATAGCCGAATTCACCGCAGGGCTCACAATATCGGTAGCCGCAGCAAACGCACCACTAGGAGAACTTGCAGGACCCTTCTGGTACGCAAGAATAGGATTAAGACCAGCCAGCCGCATATCCTTCATAGAACGACGATACGCAGTATTAGACATTTGCCGTTGGAAATCCATCTGCGCTTGCAGACGATCATCAGTAGCATTCTGTCCCATAATGCCACCAACCAAGGACAAACCGCCCATAATCATATCATCAATACCGAAAATGCAGCAATCACCAGCAGGAAAAAAAGAGCTGGGATCATCACCGAATTTAAACCGCATGGGGAACTCCATCTGCGAGAGGGCGGACGCGGGGGGGTTACCCCCCCTGCACCCCCCCGGCGAAGCCGGGGGAAACATAGATTAGAAATGATCAATAAGACCGGGCACGCTATAAACCGGCATTGGACGCGCACAGCGCAACTTAAAATAACTATCAAACAAAATCTGAGGCTCTGATGGAACAGCAATAACACGAGCAATAGGCGGGTTTTCTTCGATAAACGCCGCATTGAGAACAGGCAGAGCCGTAAAATCCTGAGCCAAATGCCAAGTATCAAGAGGCGTAGCCGAATTACTCCGAAACTGTCCGGTAATCACGGACGGTTTATAGCGATATTCAGCATAACGTTCCTGATAACCAAACGTAGCCGCATCAGCGGCCAAATTAGCAGTACCCTGAGCAAAGATTTCCTTATTCAAAATAGACTGCTCACCAATATGAGATAGAGCAGGCCAGTAAAAATCAAAACGCGTAGAACGCGAAAACATACGATTAAGGCCATCCTGATAATTCAGATCGGCCCTTACATTAACAAGACCAATAATAACACCGTGTTCAGTAAACGACTTAGTAAAACCAACACCATGCATCGACGCAGTACCCATCGCGGCCAAATTACCTTGGGGTGTAACCCCAGCCGCAGTATTAGAAGTCTGCGCAATAGCATTAATATTCATAGGAACAGAACCACCGCCGAGATACTCAGCACGCTGCAAGCGTGCATCCGGCGAAGTAACACCAAAATGAGATTGTATAATCTCAGTATAACGAGTACCACCACGAGCATCACGCTCATAAATACGCTGCACCTGAAAAGACTGCCGAAGCTGATTAATAGTCGCCGCCGTTGCGGTCGACAAATCGGCATACAAATTTTCCGGGTAATGATACGCAGCGAAACCAGTAGGAGCACCAAGCCCATTCGCTTGACCTACTTGACCAGTGCCAGTATCGGCACCAAGAACAATACGGGCACCCGGCAGAGCACCCGCAGTATCGCGGAACTTCATAGCAGTCTGCGCACCCGTAACTTGAGACGTAGCAGACGTCTTAACAGCCGCACTAGAACCAAGCGGCAAAACCACAGCAGGCCCCTTCTGGGGCCAAGGCAGAGCACTAGTAAAATAATCGTGGCGCTTGCCACGCTTCAAC